CTGATACAGTAATAGTTGTAGAAGATTCTAAGCAAGGTTGGGCAAAGTCATACCGTGAACTACTTGCATTGCTTTGGTCTGGACAAATTCCAGCAATTGATGTATCTAAAGTTCGTCCCGCAGGCGCAAGACTTAAAACAATGGGTGGCAGATCATCTGGTCCACAACCATTAGTTAATTTATTTGATTTTACTATTGCAAAGTTTAAGTCAGCAGCAGGACGCCAGTTAAAGCCTATTGAAGCGCATGACATTATGTGCAAGATTGGCGAAGTAGTTGTAGTCGGAGGAGTTCGTCGCTCAGCAATGATTTCTCTTTCTAATATTAATGATATTGAAATGGCTGCAGCAAAGTCTGGTAATTGGTGGGAGAATAACACACAACGTGCATTATCAAATAATTCTGTTGCGTATTCACGCAAGCCAGATATGGAGCAGTTTATTGCAGAATGGAAATCTTTGTATGACTCAAAGTCAGGAGAACGAGGTATATACAACGTGGCCGCAGCTCAGGCCCAAGCAGCCAAGTATGGAAGAAGAGATCCAGATATTCACTACGGAACTAACCCGTGCTCAGAGATTATTCTACGTCCTTACCAGTTTTGTAATCTTTCAGAAGTCGTATTACGTGAAAATGATACAAAGAAAGATATCGAACGTAAGGTTCAATTAGCTACAATCCTTGGAACATGGCAGTCTACTCTTACAGACTTTAAGTACCTACGTAAAATCTGGAAAGATAACACAGAAGAAGAGCGTCTGCTAGGAGTATCTTTAACTGGACAATTTGGACATAAGTTTATGTCAGGCAAAGAAGATTTGGTTTCCCTAGAAGAATTCTTGATGACTCTTAGAGAATCAGCAAGAGCAAAGAATAAAGATGAGGCTGGGAAAATTGGGATTCCTGAGTCTGCCGCTATTACTTGTGTAAAGCCATCTGGAACAGTATCTCAATTGGTCGGGGTATCTTCAGGAATGCATGCATGGCATTCTCCATATTACATTCGTACAGTACGTGGTTCAAAGGGAGATCCTATTTCTACATTTTTGAAAGAAGTTGGAATTCCAGTAGAAGACGACGTAATGAAGCCAAACGAGACTTACGTATTTTCGTTTCCAGTAAAGGCACCAGAAGGTGCAATTGTTAGAAATGATTTAACAGCTATCGAACACCTAAACATTTGGTTAGTTTATCAACGTGCATGGTGTGAGCATAAGCCATCTATTACAGTTTCTGTAAAAGAAGATGAGTGGATGGAAGTTGGAGCATGGGTCTATAAGCATTTTGACGAAGTCTCTGGAATTTCATTCCTGCCACATTCTGACCACTCATACAAGCAGGCTCCATACCAAGAAGTTAGCAAAGAAGATTACGAGGCACTTGTTGCAAAGATGCCAAAAGAAATTCGCTGGGAAGATTTGTCTTTTTATGAAACAGAGGATGGAACTTCTACAAATGCTACGCTTGCCTGCAGTTCAGACGGTAATTGCGAGCTTGTAGACATTTCTGCCTAAACGGTATATAATAAATATTGGGGGAAACCCCAAAATTCCTGGGCACAATGCCCAGAAATAGGAGGATCTAATGAAACAAGATCTAAACAATGATGGAAAGGTAACCATGCAAGAGAAAATTCTAGCAGCGTTAGCAAGTTATGGTCGTCACTTTTTGGGTGCAGCCATTGCTCTTTACATGACTGGAAATACTGACCCAGGAGACTTAATCAAGGGTGGTATTGCGGCTTGTCTACCAGTTATTTTGAAGGCACTTAATCCAAATGAAAGCTCATTTGGCTTTACAAAGAAGTAAAATTAAGAAAGTAATTAGGACGGCTCCTGTGCTAAAATAAGCATAGGAGTCTTCCTATTAGGAGAGAAATGTCAGCCCAAAAAAACTTTCAAGTTGATCAAAACACAACCTTCAGGTTTGTTGTTGAATATAAAGATAGCCAAGACAATCCTATTAATCTGACTGGATCTTCTGCAAAAATGCAGGTAAGAGATGGAACATCTGCTTCTAAGCTAGCAGCAACTCTAACATCACCATTGGGTGGAATTGTGATAGACCCTCTTCTGGGCAAGATAACAGTCACGATGACGCCAACTCAAACAAATAAATTATTTTATCCAAAGTCTGCTTACGATTTAATCTTGGTAGACAGCAATTCAAACAGAATAAAAATTATTGAGGGATTTTTAACCCTTAATAAAACGGTGACCATCTAATGCCAACTAATAATAGTAATAACATCGTAGTAACCGAAGAAGTTCACAAGGTCGTAGTTCCTAATGTTGGAATTCAAGGACCTAGAGGAAAGAGCATACTCAACGGTCTTGGAGAGCCCGCAGCCAATTTTGGTGTCGAAGGAGATTTCTACTACGACAAAAATACAACAAGATTCTATGGCCCAAAGCCAAACGATCTTTCTTGGGCGGGAGCAACAAATTACCTTTTAAGCACAGCAACCCTAACTTACCCATTTTCAATAAGTCAGGTCATAGATCAAGGATCTTATTGGGCGCTTGAAATAACTCACAACATGGGATACAACCCAAATGTCACTGTTAAAAATAGCGCAGGAGACATATTAGAAACAGGAATAGACTATAATAGTAACATGAAGATTACGCTGACAATGGCTCAACCATTCGGCGGGACAGCATACCTGTCTTAAAGGAGAATAGAAAATGGCAAGATTATTTGTAACTGATATCAATCTGAATAAGAATGAACTTCAGAATGCCAGAATTCAGGGGCTTACAGCAAATCCATCAGCTCCTGTAACTGGACAGATTTACTACAACACAGTAGAAAATGTAATGTACTACTACAATGGACTTGCATCACCTAATGGTCCATGGATGCCAATGTCTGGCTCCCAAGAAGTCATTCAAGATGTTATCGGTTCATCAGTTCTTGGCGGAACAGCATTAACTGCTACATATAACGATACAGCAGGAACAACAACTCTTAAACTTAATGATACTACAGTAACACCAGGATCATATGGATCACAAACACAGATTCCTACTTTTACAGTAGATGCACAAGGTCGCTTAACAGCAGCAGGAACAGTAGATGTTGCAACAACACTTACAGTTTCAGGCGATGGAGCAGATTCAACATCAATCAATTTATTGACAGAAACACTAGAGGTTAACGGCGGAGAAGGAATTGATGTTCTTGTAACAGATAACACAATTACAATATCAGCAGAAGATGCAACCTCATCAAATAAGGGTGTTGCAAGCTTTGACGCAACAGACTTTACAGTAACATCAGGCGCAGTAACATTAAATGCTGAGCGTGTACAAGATATTGTTGGCGGACAAATTGTTGCAGGCGAAGGCATCGATGTAACATACGATGATGCAGCAGGAACCCTAACAGTAGATGCAGAAATTGCAACAACTACAAACCGTGGTGTTGCTTCTTTTGCTACAGCAGATTTTACCGTAACAGATGGCGCAGTATCTGTTAAGAACGTAAACCTTGGAACACAAACCACTGGTGATTACGTTGCAAATATCACAGGAACAGCTAACGAAGTAACAGTTAGCCCTACATCTGGAGAAGGAACCACAGTAACAATTGGTTTACCAGATGATGTAACAATTACCAACAACTTAAATGTTGGCGGAAACCTTAATGTAACTGGAACAATTAACTCAGTAAATACCACTCAGGTAAATATTGTTGATAATAAGATTAACCTTAATACTGACTTTACTGGAACTCCAACAGCAGATGCTGGAATTCGTGTAGAGCGTGGCGAAGGTGCAGATGTAGAAATTCTATGGAACGAGTCTGATGATCGCTGGACCCTTACAAATAATGGTACAAATTATCACGCAATTACAAGAAAGTTTTCAGGAACAATTGGAAACGGTGTTTTAACACAGATACCTGTAACCCACAACCTTGGAGCAAGAGATGTCTCTGTTCAAGTTTATGATTCTAATACATACGAAACCGTAGAGTGCGATGTAGTTAGAACTTCTACAAGTGTTGTAACACTAGGATTCACAGTAGCACCAGCCGCTGGAGCATATACGGTAGTAATCGTAGGATAAGTGGGCATTAAGTGTCTGTAAAAAGATTAGTCCCTTTACATGCAGTAGCATTAGAATCAGATCCAGTTGTAGGTAGAATTGGTGATCTTTATTATAATGTAACAGAATCAGAGCTAAGATACTATGATGGTACCACCTGGAATCCAATCGGTGGCGGAGCAATTACTGGCTTATTAGACCATGTTCATACTTACGACGGAAATGTTTTTTCTGTTTCGGAATCTACAGTTGCATCAACTGGAACCTTAGATGGAGGAAATCCATTTTCAGAGTTTGGAAACTTACCAGGAAATCTTGATGCAGGTGAAGCGTAATGGCTATTGTACAAATAAGACGTGGCACTACATCTCAATGGTCTCAATCTACTAAAATATTAAAAGTAGGCGAGCTTGGAATAGATACAACTCTTAATAGATTAAAAATTGGTAACGGTACAAGTCTTTGGAGTAACCTTCCTTTTATTATAGGAGATAGAGGTGCAGATAGTACAGTTCCAGGTCCAAAGGGCGATACTGGAGATCAGGGCCCAGTTGGCCCAACAGGTGCAGCAAGTACTGTGCCTGGACCACAAGGTCCAGCAGGGCCGCAAGGGCCACAAGGACTAAAAGGCGATACAGGATTAACAGGACCAAAAGGCGATACAGGATTAACTGGCGCAGCAGGTGCACAAGGAATTCAAGGTTTAACAGGTCCACAAGGTTTAAGAGGAGAAACAGGTTTAACAGGTGCAGCAGGTGCAGCAAGCACCGTACCTGGGCCACAGGGTTTAAAGGGAGATACTGGTGACACAGGACCACAAGGTCCACAAGGATTAAAGGGCGATACTGGAGATCAGGGCCCAGCAGGCGCAGCAACTTTTAATGGACAAACAGATGTAACAAACGCTGGTCTTACAATTGATAAAATTGCTTATCCTGCAATTACTAGGTTAGATGTAACAAATAGTGGATCTTCAGCATATCTATTTATGAATCAATATGGCGGAAGCAATCCAACAATATATGCAATTTCAGGTACAACCATAGCATTTAATTTAAATGTTTCTGGACACCCATTTTTGATTAGATTTTCTGGAGCAAATTACAACACAGGGCTGATTCACGTTTCAACAACAGGAGTCATATCTACTGGTACCGATGCTCAAGGCAAAACTAGCGGAACCCTATATTGGCAAATTCCTCAAGGTATAAACGGAAATTACGGATACCTTTGCTCGTTTCATAGTGGAATGACTGGTACCATAACTATTAAGGATATAGCAACAATATGACAATAGAGACCGTAGGTAATTGGGAATGGGAAGTAGAGGAAAGCGATACAGCGCCTCTGCTTAATTTGACTATCAAAAATATTTCTGAAAATAAAACAGTAAAACTACTTAATATTAATTGGGCTACTGGAAGAGAAGACTTTTTAGAGCACTCTTACAATATGGCAATTGAAACTCTGAGCGGAGGAGACAACTGCTGTCTTGAAGGAAAGGTTGTGATGATATAAATGGCATCTAGAATAAGAATAAGAAGAGGCACAACAACTCAATGGAACTCTTCTACCAAAATTTTGGAGTCTGGCGAACTTGGTATTGACACAACTTTAAACAAGGTAAAAGCAGGAAACGGAATTAATATCTGGTCAGCCTTGCCTTATCTAACACCACCAGTTGCAGAAGTACAAGAAATGGCACAAGATGGAGTAGCCGCAGCTTTATCTGCTGGAACGCATTCAAATATAGTTGTATCTTACAGTGATGAGAATAACAGCATAAGTCTTTCAACTGGTCCAGATG